AGACGAAGTTGTTGAAGACGAAGTTGTTGAAGACGAAGTTGTTGAAGACGAAGTTGTTGAAGACGAAGTTGTTGAAGACGAAGTTGTTGAAGACGCAGCACCAGCTCCTGATATATTAGCAAAAATTAAAGAAGCTCATGACATGCTGAAAGAAGGCGTGCTTACCAAGCAAGAATTTATTACTTTTAAATCAAAATTTATCTAAATTAATTATTAATATATTTTTTATAAATATTAATAATTTAAGAATACATCATCCGTACAGCTGTTGACATATCATCTTTTCTATATTGAGGATCTAATAATTTCACAGCAGTGGCACCATCAATATGATAGGGTTCATTTATCTCTAAATCTCCCTCAATAGTTAAATTTTTTATATCCTTAGTCATATCAAATAAATTAATTTTCATGATTAAAGTTTCCAAGCATTTTTCCAATTTTCTAATTCCTTTTTCTGGACAATAAGTGGCTACAATTACTCTTAAAGTTTCATCAGGAATAACTATTTTTTCTTCTGCCAATCCGATATTCTTGCAAATTTTCTTAAGACTGAAATCTTTGGCTATCTTTATTTTTTCTTCAATATTAAATCCTTCTAAATTAATAATATTAATTCTATCTCGTAAGACAGGATGAATTTTGTTAACATCGTTAAAACTAAAAATTATAAAAGCTTTGGATAAATCAAAATCAATACCAGAAAAATATCTATCATTAAAACTATTATTTTGTGTACTATCAGTTAGATGTATTAAAATAGAAGTTATTTCTTCGCCGGCTTTAGTTTCACTAATTTTGTCTAATTCATCAAAAAATATAATAGGATTCATGCATTTATTTTCCATCAATATTTCCACTATGCGTCCCCATTTAGAACCTTCATATGTAAAATCAAAACCTTCCAAGGTAGAAGCATGAGTTGATCCTCCCAGAGTTAAAAAACTAAAAGGCATATTTAATGCCTTAGATAAACCATTTTTAATAATACTAGTTTTACCAATTCCCGGTGGACCACAAAGACCTATAACATTACCTGTACTGGCAGGATTAGTTATCCATTTACAAATTACTTGTAATAAATTTTGTTTGGCTAAATTTTGACCATAAATACATGTATCTAATTTATTTTTAATATTTTGCATAAAATTTTGTATTTTTAATAATTTATCTCCTTTCTTGATTGGTAATTTAGATAATTTACCAAAAGGTATATTCATAATACCGTCCATATATTTTTTAATTTTAAAATACTCGCTTTGCATTGGAGTAAGGCTCTCGAAATGTATGGCTTTCTGTAAAATTTGTGATTTAATTTTCTCTTCCATATCACTCTCTAAAATTTTATATCTCAACGGAACATCATGGCTGTTAAATTTCAATAATTTGTCTTCTAATTTCAATAATTTATCTCTTTTATTCTTAGTTAATTTTTTTAGATAATCGTTATATTTATTATCTTCTTCGACGTCATCTTCCAAAGAAAAACTAATATCTCCGTTAGATTCTTCGACTAATTTTTCAATAAATTTGTAAAGAGCTTCTTCATCGTCTAAATCTTCTTGTTCTGGATCATAATCGCTTTCACTTTCTTCACTACTACTTTCTATTTTATAATTTTTTAACCTCTTATTACTCCTATTATTTCTATCATTATTTTTACGTTTTTTATTTTTATCGCTCATTTTAAAAATATATATTTTTATTTTGCTATTTAATTAAACTAAATTAAATAGTAATTATTTTTTATGGGGACATAACTTATCAAAAACCATTTCAAAATCATATTCTAATCTTTTTTTGGGCGAGATAGAAGTAAAAGCTAAAATAATTTCTTTTACTTCCATAGGTATATTACTGGCTTTAATTTTCTTGTGAAATTTAGGTATTTGTACTTTTTTGAGTTCAGCACTAGTGTAATCATTACCATTATTATCAGCATAATAAATATCATCAGCCAGGCCATATATATCAGCAATAGTGGCGCCTAGTGTATAAAGCGCTGATTGTTTATCAGCTTTTCTTATTTTATCATCACCGTAAGCATATTCTGGGGGTACAAAACTAAAAGAAGTAGTCATACCGTCTTTTTTACTATTAGATCCCAGCGGAGCAAAGCTGCCAATATCACCAAGAAAAAATTCTATTTTTTCACCACTGCAACGATAAAGCATATTTTCTAATTTAAGGTCAGGATAGACAAACTTATGATTATAAAAACATTTAACAATTCGGGTAATATATATAATAAATTTTATCTTCAATCTTTCGTCCATATCTAATTTTTTTACTTCTCCATTGGCCTGTTGCATCACAATAAAAGGATTACCATTTTGGTCATTCACACTACGAATAGGAATGACATAATGATGACACATAAAAGCCGTTTTCATATAATCTATTAAAATATCTGGTTCTTCATAAGGATCACTATCACTTATTGGCATTTTCACTACTACACTGATTTCTTTATTATTTTTTATTCCGTTATATAGAATAACTTTACCGTAAGCACCGGCACCGATTTCTTTACCTTTTTTTAATTTAACGTCGTCATAATAAACATCTAATTTATAGCTAGTTGGATATTTTTTTAATCCTTTCTTCAAATTGGTTTCTATTTTAATTTTATTTAAATTAGTTGCTGGTTTAGTAAGTGTTAAATTACAAGAACCATAACTTTTGAATAAATCATCCTTGTCCATAATAATAAAAGGAGCTTTTTCCTTTTGACTTAATTTTCTAGTATCCATTTTACTATAATAAAACAAATTTATTTAAAAATGGAAGCTTATTGGACTTTTAAGTACCAAATTTCTTTGCGTGGCGAAGAAGAACATGTTGTTAATCTATATCACTATACCGAAAAAAGTGTTGCATTAGTCACCACTATGAATTTTGGTAAAGCTTTTGCTAAGAATTTTAAGCAACTAAATGGCAGGTTCAATCCTCGTTTAAATATTAATAATAATCCAACTGCCGGATGGATTTTCCGAGCTGATAATAAAAGCCAAGAAGCGGTAAATAATTTGTTGAAAGATATTCATTCTGGTAACACCAAACCTGAATTTAGTGGCATAGTCGAACCTATTTTTGATGAAAAAACCAGAAATAATAAAATTGTTAATATGATTACCAGTATTATGGATATGACCCCAGAAAGTATCGAAGAATATACTGTCAGTGACACATCCGAAGCCAAAACTACTCTTTATTTTAACGCGGACGACACCGTTGTAACAGAAGGTGATTGTATATATACTTTACAAACAGCTCATAAAAAAATAGAAATATTTCAAATGCAAAAATGAATTTGTTAATTAAAATTAACTTACTAAAATGGCTACTTCTATAAGTCTATTAGAAAAATATACCCAAAAGGGTGATATATTGAATACAGTCAAGGACTATGAAAGAAGTCCGGCTGCTCAATTATTTCGCCGAGTTATCAAAGAAACTGCTGGTAGCAATAACACTATCGCTGGGTTTGATAACTGGGTTGAGAAAATATTACCCGAACAAATCAAAGAACAAAATTTTGTCAGCGATTCAGGAGTTACCGTCACGTTTAGTGATATTTTTCTTAATAAACCAAGTAGAGTAGTTAATAATAAAGAAGTTCTTATGTACCCTAAATTTTGTAGAGAATATAAATTTCCATATACCGGTAAATTAGAATTAACATGTACTACCGAAAAAGGAAAAGATAAAAGAGTTATTAAAATTAATTTAGGTATTATACCTATTATGTTAGGCAGTAAAAAATGCAATTTATATGGAAAAACAGCCGAAGAATTAGTTGAATTAGGCGAGTGTATTACTGACCCTTTTGGATACTTCATTGTTTCCAGCGAATGGGCATTAGTAACACATGATAAAAAGAGACGTAATATTCCTTATCTAGTATTTAATAAAAAAATTAATTCCAAAACTTTTATTATAAATCAATATACAGTTAGAAACAAAACTACTTTTATTATGGGTGATGACTGGAATACAATACAATTAGTAGATCCTGTTAGTAGACCCGATGAAAAAAATAAGAAAACATTTCCTATATTTATTATTTTCAAAATTATTAATGATTTAGAACCAGAACAAGTAATAGAAGATTATATTTTTCGTTTTATTGATAAAAAATTATATCGTCGTGCAAGAATAGCTTTACAAGCTTCTATTTTTGAATACAATACAATTAGAGATCCTGAATTATATGTTTATGGAATTCGTAATGAATACAAACATGTCAAAGGAGGTATCGATAAAAAGGCTGTAACTGACAATATAGGAAATAGTTTAGAATCAGATATATTTGTTAATTTAAATACAGAAAAAAATAAAGATGTTAGAATAGAAAAGAAAAAATTAGTTCTTTCTTACATGTTATCTCGTTATGTACTTTATATGTTAGGAGAAATTGAAAAAGACAATCCTGACTCATGGGCCAATAAAAGATTTGACAATGCTCATATCCATATGGAACAATTATTTTGTCGTATTTTTGTTAATGTTTTAAATAAATGTAAAAAGAAGACTAATAAAGATAGAGGTAAACCAGAAGCTAATATCAATTTTATTAATTTTGGCGATTATCTAAATTCTAAAAGCAAAGATGAATTTAAGAAAATTTTCGAGACTAGTTTCAATACCAGTACATGGGGAGTTAAAAATGAACCATCGCGACGAGAAAATTATCGTGAACAAGTACGCAGAGATACACCAATGGCTTTATGGTCACAGATAGTAAAAAATACTAATAATATACCCACTAATGGTACTGTTGTTGCCGCACGTGTTATTCAACCAACACAAAGAAATAAACATTGTATTATGGAAACTCCCGAAGGACAAACCGTAGGTATTGTTAAATTTAATTGTATTAGTGGTATTTTTTCTCTTTGTCGAGATGAAAAAGAAATTAACGAAATGATCATAAAATATGGTAATAGTTATAATGAGGAATTTAATATTTTACCCTTAGTCAATGGCTTTCCTGTCAGTGACGAGGATAAGATATTATATGCTGACAAAAATATGAAAGATATTTTGATAGCTGCCAAAAGAAAACAAACTCTGCCTTTTGATATAGAAATTTATTTCAATCGAGAACTCAACACCCTTGAAATATTTTGTGATTCTTCTAGAACAATTACTCCTTATTTGATAGTTAATCCAAAAACCAATAATTTAGTTATAGACGAAATTAATGGTTGGGATTTAGATTACCAAACCCTCACTACCAATGGCTGTATTGAGTTTCTAGGTCCTCGCGAAGAAATAGATCGAGATGTTTCAATATCATGTAGTGTAGAAAATTTTTATGCCAAAAAAAGAGAAATTACTAGCAGTGATACAGAGGATGTTATTATATTAAAAAGAAACTATTCTTATTCTCATTGTAGTATAGATCCTATGCAAATGTTTTCACTGGCAACTACCACTTGTCCTTTGTCTAACCATCAACTGGCTCCGCGTACTAGTTTCCAAGCTAGTATGTGTAAGCAAGCCTTGGGATATTACAACATTAATTATCATCTACGATTTAAAACTTTCAAACAGTTATATAAAGCTGAACGTTCTTTATGTGAAACCGATACTTATTTCTTACCCATGATGGATTTATTTCCAGCCGGTCAGATAGCTAATGTCGCTTTTCTTTGTGACACTGATAATCAAGAAGACGCTGTGGTAGTATCAGAAGATTATATCAATGCTGGTAATCTAAATTATATTAAATATCAAGTGGTAGAAATAGTGGTCCCAACCAATACCAAAGGTTATACAATAAAACATAAAATACCTCCTTTGAAGAAAAATGAAGACCCTTATATTTATCGTCATATCCAAGAGAATGGTCTTCCCAAAATGGACAGTCTAATCGAAACAGGGGATTGTATTTTAGGTCAAGTATTGGTTACCAGTGAAGGCGAAGAAAATCATTGCACTTTTGCCGATTTAGATATTTATGGTTATGTAGATAGAATATTAATAACCAGAGAAAGAAACGGTACCAATCCACTTATTAGAATTAAATTACGAAATTATAATAAATATAAAGCTGGTGATAAATTAGCACTACGTTATGCGCAAAAGGGAACTATTGGTAGAGTAGCTAAACGTGAAGAATTACCCGTAGTGAGTGATGGTCCCAATAAAGGTATCGTACCTGATATTCTTTTCAACCCACACGGGTTTCCTACGCGCCAAACTGCTGGTTTAATGATAGAAGGTTTATTGAGCAAAGCCGCCTTGTATGATTGTAAACGCCGAGATGTCAGTTCTTTTCGTAGTCCTAATTTAGAAGAAGCCAAACAAGTTTTGCGAGACAATGGACTTGATGAATTTGGTTATGAAAATATGGAATCCAGTAAAGGTGTGCCGCTAAAAGAACGAGTCAATTTAGTACCGTTGACCGAACAAGTATTGAAACATCAAGTAAAAGACAAATTTCAATATCGTAATATCGGTCCTCGTGATTTTAGAACCCATCAGCCTCGGTCTGGACGTTCCAAAGGAGGCGGTATTAGAGCAGGAGAAATGGAAAAAGATTCTTTTGCTGCCCATGGCGCCAGCTCCGTTATCAGAGAAAGAATGATGAAATCGTCAGACGAATTTAAGATGATTGTATGCAATAATTGTGGTGTTATTATTAATTATAAATTTTGCACTGTCTGTAATAATTCCGAGCCAGTAGTAGTGCTCATACCATATGTATTTAAAGTATTGCTACGTTTACTTAATGGCGTAGGAATAGATATTAGATTAAAAACAGAAAAAGTAAACATATTTAGAGATTAAAAATTGAAAATATTTATTTAATTATTAATAATTAATAGCTATTAATTATTATCAAGATGGATAGATTAAAAAATATTAGGTTTTTGGAAAATATAATAAGACATGGATTGAAAGTATCCTTTATTAATTTTTTGAAAACACAAGGTCGTGTTTATGCAGATGTCGATGTTTCTATATATAGTTATATTCCTGGTAATACAGATGCTAAAAGAAAGATTTTTTTAGGGAAAAAAGATTTCCCTAAATATCTAACCAGTCTCAAAAACACTAAAAGAATTTTTCGAAATGCTCTGAAAAGAATTTTATTACTATCTTTGTCTTATTTAATAGAAACCAGAGACATTACTGTAATAATAGAAAATAGTTGGTATCATACTACTAAATTTGCAACATATTTAACTGACTATGATATAAATATGCTAATGAAAATATTTTCCGATAAAGATTTGATATCAAAAATGGTAAATATTATTCATAGTAATTTAGACGAAGGAATTTTGAAAATTAACTCTTTCAAAGACGAAGAAGAAACAGATAAATTTTTCTTTCAAGATCTATTTATTGAAAAATTTATCAAAGATGTAAATATTGTTAGAAATTGGTGGATTGATATTTATTACAGTCCCTATACTAAAATAGGTAAAAAAAGACTGAAAGCAAGTTATGATAAACTTGTCGATGAAGCTCAAAGCTCCTGTAATTCAAACTGATTATTTTCAGCCAAAACTATCCTTTCTCTTCTATTTTCCATCCTTCTTTTATAAATAATGGCTCCGACAAAAGTAGTAATTACTACCGCCGATAAACTCAACATAGTGACAGTCAATGCTATCGGACTAGCACTAAATGCACTTTCTTGTTCATAATCTATTTGATTAGCAGCAGATGATTCTAACTGCGTAACATTACTACTATTATTTTCTAAATGGCCCAATGCCATTTTAGAAACCAGCCCTATAATAGAAGCCATTTTATCTTAAAGTAATTTTTTTAAAATTGAATTTTCTTTATTTATGTTTAAAGAAAACATGGAGATACTTAAAGATAAACAAAGTATCAAAGAGATACAATGTTTCCTTAAAAATATTAACAGCGCCTATTCATTAGGTAAAAAAGAAAATTATTTAGCTAGATTACAACTATTCCAAGATGTTATTGATTTCCCCTGGCGCGAAGACCAAAAAGAAGTCCTGGAAGAAGTTATCAAAGATAAAAATCAATATTATGTCATTAACGGTATTTTTGGTTGCGGTAAAACTACCCTACTTTTTGGTATCATGATACATCTTATATTACAACAATTATATAAACCAGAAGAAATTATGTTTATATCTTTTAATGTTTGTATTAAGAATGAATTAAAAAGAAAATTAAAACCCTATGGTTTCAAAGGTAAAGTAAAAGTTAGTACTTTTGATTCTATTATATATTTTATTTGCAAATACTTTGAATATCCTTATTTAGATTTACCTAATTTTGATGGTAAAAGAAGATTTTGTCAAGATTTGTGTGAAAATGGTCGCGCAAAACCAGTTTTAGAACAGCCAAAAATTATTTTTATTGACGAAGTGCAAGATTTAGAACGGAATACCTTCCGTATTTTTCAGCACTTTTATCCTAATAGTAAAATTATTTTCGCTGGCGACGTGTTTCAATCAATACAAAAGGAACCCAGAGATAGCCTGCTTTGGTACTTACTAAATCAAGATTTGGTGCAAATTGCTAGTTTTTACATGAAAATCACCCCTAGGGTACCCCAGGAAATTTTGGGAGGATTGCAAAAAACTCTTAGTGCGTATTATCCTGAATTTAAGGAGAAGATACAGGAATGGAAATCCACTAATGAACACTCCCAAGCGAAGATAAAATGGAACCGGTTCTATTCCTATCGCCAGATCTTCGATATAGCCAAAGAAAAAATTAGCGAATATGGTATAGAGAACACTATGATCTTAACTTTTAGCTCTGCTATCACAGTTAAAGGGGCATTAGGTGATGTTGCTCGTCTACGTCGTAATTTTGTTAACGAAAATGTCGATGTAAATAAAAATCATAAAAAGTTAGATCCAGCAAAATTATTTCTCTCTACCGCTAATTCTTCCAAAGGTCTAGAAAGAGATCATGTAGTTATATTCTTGACTTTTCCCTTAGAAAAAGCTTTTTGTAATTTTTCTGACGATATTGTGGTTAATTTGTTAACAGTCGCTGTGACCAGAGCTCGTAAAACAGTTCATTTTTACGTTCCTGCCTACGAAGACAAATTTACTCGTGTTCTTTCTTTCTTTGATAACTGTCCTCAACCTAACAAAGAAAAAATTAGAGAGGGAAAAAAATTAGACGAATATACTTTTCAAGATTTCATGGAAAGTGAACGTTGTGTTACTGAATTAATTAGACAAAATATTCTATTTTATGATACTCGCTTGGCCATCAAAGAAAGTATCAAACAATACGAAAGCGAACCTGTTTTTAGCGGCGAAGTAAAATGCAAAAGACCCGCAGCTATTTGCGAAGAAGAACAAGCCATGATTGGTGTCATCATAGAAAATTTGATGACTTCTACTTGGCTCGGAAAATGGCCAAATATTGATAGTATCGAAAAATTACGCAACCATCCTATGTATATTCATATCTTTAAAAAGATAGAAAATTTGTTTATTCGTTATCAACAATATGCTAAAAAAAGTAAACTAAATGATGTTACACAATTTAAAGGTATCTATATGTATTCTCAATTACATTTAGCTATGTATAATAAATTATTTATTTCATTTAGTAGTGATAATATCAAAACTTTGGAAATATATTGGCAAGCTTTAAAACCCAAAATTATTGCTTGTCGTCCAAAGAGTGAAAAATTAAGAGTACAAGCTAATATGTGGATGCCTTACTTGACTGGTATAGCTGATGCTATTTTCGAGAGTAAAAGTAACATAAATGGAAATGAATATGACGAAATTAATGTTTGGGAAATTAAAGCCAGTGTTTCTATTAATTGGAAAGACGATGCTTTAACCCAAGCTTTTTTATATGCGCTTATGAGTGGCAAAGCTTGGACTCGTATTACGCTTATTAATCCTTTTCGTAATGAGAAAGTAAATTATTATTTCAAGAGCAAAAATATTATGTCTTTGCGCAATCAAGTTTATCGTGATATTATAACTTGGAATTTCAATTGTTTTATAGCTAAGAATTATAATAGTCGTAATCCCAAAGTTTTACCAGTAGATGATTGCTATTTTGCTTATATTAATTATCATCGTTCCAAATGCACTGTTTGTGAAAAGAAAAAGAGGATGAGTAAAATAAAACCATGTGACCATGAGCTCTGTCACGATTGTGCTTCTAAATTAAAAAAATGCCCTTTTTGTCTACAAAATATTGATAAAATAGAAGAAGATCAACAAGTTTGTCAATTATCAATAGTTGATTTTATTTCTCCCAGCAAAGCTTTTGTCAAGACTAATCAATATTATAAATTAATTACCGATAAAGAAAAACTAACTAAACACGAAAAATTATGCATTGAAAGTAGTGAAAAATTTGACGACAAATGGCGAGAAAAATTAAACCGTAAAGTTTGGTTAATTGATGACAATTTTCATCATCTTATTGCCAAAGTAGATGATTGGGAAAAGGAATTAAAATATGTTAAAAACGAAGATTTAAAATATGAAATGGATTTCGATGATGGTTTAATTCAACTCTTTTGTTATTTACATTATTTAGCAAAAGAATATAAATTTGTTTGATTTTTTCATAATTTGTTATAAATTATGAAATAAAAAAAGTTCCTTAAACAAAAATTATTCTATTTCTATATTTCACTTATTTACACTTTTTCTATACTTTAGTAAACTTTATATAAAAATATTCTAAAGCTATAGAAAAGTATA